GACGACGCTCCGATTTATCGTGATTGGTTTGGAGAAGCAGTTGTTTCGCCGTCTGATGTGATTGGGTCTCTGCCAACGGACGGTTCCGATGTCACGCTTGAAATTACATCAAATGGTGGTGAGGTCGATCCGGCGACAGAAATTTGCAATGCTTTGCGCAGCTATCAAGGAAATGTGACTGCAAAGGTGATGTCAAATGCGTACTCTGCCGCTACCATTGTCGCCACGGGCGCTGACAAAGTTCAGATGGCTCCAGGCGCCAAGATGATGATCCACCGCGCATCAAGTGATGCCAGCGGAAACTCTCATGAGATGGATGCTGCTTCTGGGATGCTGCAAACTACCGATAGCGCAATCGCAAGCCTGTATTCTGCAAAAACTGGGAAGCCTGCCGACGACTTTTTAGCATTGATGGACAAAGAAACGTGGCTGGACGCTGATCAAGCTGTCGAATTAGGACTGGCAGATGAAAAGCTAGACTTCGATACGCCAATTGTAAATGCGGTAGGCCCGATTATTTCACATCAAGCGGTTCAACGAATCAAGAATCTGAAAGATGAGAACAACAAATTACGTAGTCAACTTCCAAAGCAGAACAATCTGCTAAACAAGAAGCTGGCTATTTTTTATGGAAAAAAGGAGGTCCAATAATGGACAAGTTACAAACACTTTTTAACGATGTCAGTGCCAAGTGCGCTGATTTGAACGCTCAATTAAACGCAAAGTTGCAAGATGATAATGCCTCCGTTGACGATTTTCAAAAGATCAAGGACGACTTGACCGCTGCCAAGGCACGTCGGGACGCTATTAACGATCAGATTAAAGCACTGGAGGCCGAAAATCCGGCAGAGCCAAAAAAGCAGGCAGAAGACGACAAGAAAAAGGAGGGCACAGACCTGTCTAAGAAGCCAATTGACGCCACGAAGAAGGCGATTAACGACTACATCCATAGCCACGGCAAGGTGATTGATGCTGCAGCCGGTCACGTCACTTCGACAGAAGCAGGCGTGCTTATTCCGGAAGAGATCGTCTATGACCCTACCGCAGAAGTAAATTCGGTTGTTGATCTGTCTACATTGGTTACCAAGACCCCGGTTACCACCCCTAAGGGCACGTATCCAATCTTGAAGCGGGCGACTGATCGTTTTTCTAGTGTGGCAGAACTGGCCGAAAATCCCACGCTTGCTGAGCCTGAATTTGAACAGGTGGATTGGTCTGTACAAACATACCGTGGTGCAATTCCACTGTCTGAGGAAGCTATTGCTGATTCTAAAACAGATCTTACCGCACTCGTTGGCCAGTCTATCAACGAAAAGTCCGTCAACACTTACAATGCGATGATTGCGCCTGTATTGCAGTCATTCACAGCCAAGGCAACAACCACTGATACTCTTGTAGATAGTCTGAAGCACATCCTGAATGTTGATCTTGATCCAGCATATAGCCGTTCGCTTGTGGTTACCCAGTCCTTGTTCAATACGCTTGATACGTTGAAAGATAAGAATGGGCGTTACTTGCTTCATGATGCGTCTGATTCAATCACCGATGGTACTGCTAAGGGCTCTCTTTTGGGGGTTCCAGTATATGTTGTTGGCGACACGCTCCTTGGCTCGGCCGCGGGTGATCAGAAGGCATTTGTTGGTGATTTAAAGCGCGGTGTTCTGTTTGCAGATCGCCAGCAAGTCACTCTGGAATGGGAGGACAGCAAGATTTACGGGCGTTATCTTGGTGCCGCATTCCGGTTTGGCGTCGAAAAGGCCGATAGTAATGCCGGATATTTTGTAACGAACACAGATTCTGCATCTGGTTCAGCGTCTGGTTCAGCATCAGGTACTGGTAAGTAATACGATTATTAGTCGCCTAAGAAATAAACAATTCGCTGATAATGACGGGCGGCTATTAAGGGAGGGCTGAATATGACAGACAAGTATATTGCTGGCCAGGGAGTCACCCCGGAAGACATACAGCAATATCTTAATCTTGATTCCGATGGGGATGCTTCGGTTCTTGCTGGCATGATCAGTACCGCAGAAGAAGCAATAATTGGGGCTATTGATGACACGATTGACGTTGGTATATACAGGGAATACCCATTGTTTAACCAAGCCGTACGTGTATTGGTGGACTTCATGTATTACTCACGCGGTACCCTATCCGATCAAACCAAGGCCTATCCGCCCAGCTACGCGTACATGATCAACAGTATTCGCTGGAAGATTCAGCGTGATCAAGCGGCAAAGACTGGTGGGAATAATGGCTAATTTTAAAGCGGCCGATTTCAGCCGAACTGTTGAGCTTGGTTCTCCACAGTCACATAAAACTGGTGCCGGCATTAATATCACCAGCTTTGTTCCCGCTTATAGCCTGCATTACAAGCAGCAGAAACGGACACTCACCCAGCAGTACACACTTGTGGGAACACGCTTGGATAATTCCATCACAGTTATTGTCAGGCACGATATACGTAACGCAAGCCAACAGCAGGCAAGAATAGATGGCATCGTGTATGACATTTCAGACATTAGTCCAGACGACAGTAACGATGCTATCCGGTATGATTACCTGACCCTCACGAAGATTACCAAGGGGGCGTAGCGATGGACATGGATGTAGCACTTGATCAGTGGCTGAAACAGGTGTCTAAAGCCGCGCAGCTGAGTATTACAGACCAGGAAAAAATAACAAAAGCTGGTGCGGATGTGCTAGCTACCAAGCTCACTGAAGCCACCAAGGAAAAACATCCGGATACTAAGGGTGATGGCGGTAAGTATGGCCATCTGTCAGCCGATACTCGGAGTGCTGCTAGCGACATTGATGGTGATCACAATGGGAAATCGACCGCTGGCTTTGGTAGTAAGGCATACATTGCCGGTTTTCTTAATGATGGCACTAAAAAACTACGTGGTGACCATTTTGTAGATAATGCAAGAAATGATGCTAAAGACGCCGTATTTGCGGCTGAACAAGCTGAATACCAAGCAATTATCGCCAAGCTGAACGGTGGTGGAGATAAATGAGTGCAGTAGACGACGCTGTATCTATTCTCAGCCAAGCAAATATCTCTGGAATTGACGCAATCGAAGGCAACAACCTGCCGCAGGAGTTGGTAGATAGCACAGATAAAACAGTTGTGCTGATTACTGATGCTGCTAATGATCCAGCATCTTTCGGAAATGATGACTTTTGGGCGCTGAATCAGGAAGTAGAAGTACAGATTTGGCACTCACAATCGCTTGATTCTGATCCTGAGGCCATCGAGATCGCCGTGATGAAGGCATTTACTCATCAACATTGGCAGGTAGCGGCTGTCAGGCAACGCACGCTAGACCCTGACACACAGCAACTTTTTAACACGTTCTATTTCAGCAGGACAAAAAACATTTAAGGAGACGATTTAATGGCAACAGTAGGCTTATATCAAATCCAGTTGGCTTTGGTAGATGAATATCAAAAGCTTGTTTCTGGTACTGGGACAGGATTAGGCACAGACGGTATCTATACTGTCGATCACAAGGATTTAGGCACCAAAACGGCCAACATTACAGGCTTAGCAGGCACGATCGCTAAGATCTATGGCAACAACAACGTCCAAGACGTTACCGTTGGTACTTCAGAACCATCAGTAGCTTTGGATATTAACAACTTGGATTACCAAATCAAGCAGCAAATCAAGGGCTTTGTTAGTGATAGCAAGGGCGGTTATACCGACGAAAATTTGAAAGCTCACGTGGCATTGTTGATTACAACTCAAACCATTGACCGCTTGCATTATGTTTACTATGGATTTGGCGATGGCATCATGACTGAAACCGCAGCTAACATTCAGACTGATGCGGCAGCAGAACAACGTGTTGATGATAGCTTAACGTATACAGCTCTTTCTACTATTGCCTTTAACAATCAGCCGTACAAGATTTATAGCGATCTTGATAGCAAGTTTGATAAAGCTAACATGTACAAAGAGGTATTTGGCGGATATGTATTGCCAACGCCACCAGCTGGTGGGTCAGTTTCTGGCACAGGATCTGGCACAACACAAGGCTAGTTACATTTAGTTAGTGCTGAGAAGCCGGTTCTGATGCAATTAAGAATGAGCAGATGAGTAACTATAGAGCTCTAACGACAGAACAGCAGTCCCGGCATTAGCTGAACAGCCGGTAGTAGCCACATTGATGTGCGAGTCATCAAGCCGGCATTTTTAATACTAAAAATCAAAGGATGGTACACATATGAAAATTAAAGTAACGGCAATTAGCAATCGGGAACACAATGTAAAGACGACCAATCGGAACATGGAGAAGATGTATGACCTCCAGCTGCTCATGGCTCAGGCAGATGACATTCAAGATAAAGAACCAATTGAGATCATTAAGATGCAGCGCGATATGTTGCACCAGTCCATCGACTTCTTGACCACCGTTCTTGGGCTGAATAAGCAAGAAACGGACAAACTTGGAGATCTAGAATTCGCCGACACTATTCAGGCAGTTAATTACACATTTGAGCGGATGATGGGCATGAGTGATGAAGACATCGATTTGGCTAACAAGAAAGAGCAGGCCGCGGACAAAAGCGACAAGGATTAGCCCACCAGAACGGGTATTCCATCTGAAAAACCAGCGGGAAGACTTTTTACTAATGAAAAAGCAAGCCGTAATTTACTTTCACTGGTCGATACAAGATTTTGATGATGCCGATTATTACGAGATGTGCAATATGATGGCGGCGCGCGATGAGAAGGATCGTCCGGTTGATCCGGGCAAGATGTGGAAACAATACCAAGAGAAAGGGTGACAAAAAATGACACAACAAATTAATGCGACAATGTCCACATCAATTGCCCTGGACCTGGTCAAAGCATCTGAATCGGTTAAGAGCCTGACCAGTCTAGTTCGTTCGTCACAATCGGCATGGAAGGCCCAAGAAGCCGAAATGAAGTCTGCTGGTGATGCCGCTGGTGCGGCCCAAGCCAAATATGAAGGACTGGGCAAATCTATTGAGGGTCAGCAAGCCAAGATTGACGCTCTAAAAGCTAAGCAAAGCGAACTCAAGGGTAATACTAGTGAAACAGCTCAACAGTTTTTAAAGTATCAGCAACAAATTGATGGTGCCACTAAGCAACTGGCCAGCATGCAAGCCCAGCAAGAGCGAGCCAAGGCAGCAATGGACTATCAAAAGTCTGGATTAGCCGGCTTACAGCAAGAGTACACAGCGGCTGCACGGGCAAATCAAGCCTATGTGACTCGCTTAGAGGCTGAAGGCAATCAGCAAGAAGCTAATAAGGCCAAAATGGAAGGCTATAAGTCCTCCATTACCAATCTGAATGAGCAACTGTCTAAACAGTCTGCTGAGCTGGACAAGATTGCCAGCGCTAGTGGCAAAGATTCTGATGCATGGCGAACACAGAAGACGCGTGTTGACGAGACAGCAACCAGTTTAGCAAAAGCTAAGTCTTCTATGACCGGCCTGCAAACTGAAATGGACAAGGCTAATCCGTCTATTTTCAGCAGAGTTAAGGAAGCCATAGTAGGGACAAACAAGCAAGCCGAAAAGACGCCGAGCTTACTTCACAAAATTGTTGAGGGTGGCTTACTCACCAATGCCATTACGAGCGGCTGGCAACGGCTAAGCTCAGGCATTACTGACACGGTAAAGTCTGGGCTAGAACTTAACGAGGCCGGAGAAAAGTTAAATATGACGTGGGAGAACATGGGCAAGTCGGCCAATGATATCCATATTCTTTCCAGGCAGATGTCATATTTACGCAGTGAGACTGGTGCAACCGGTGGCGAAATTAACAACATGCAAACCACCGTTGATACCATGACGCATGGTGTCACAGATAAAACTATCGTCATTAGTGCTGGTATTGCCAGCATTGCCACGGCTTCGCACAAAGGCGGAGACGGCATGGATTCCTTGTCTAAAGCGATGACACGTGTCGTTGCTTCAGGCAAGTTAACAACAACAAACCTCGCCAAGCTTGAAAAGCAGGCGCCTACATTAGGCGCACAATTAGCCAAAGCTGCCGGAGTCAGTCAGGATTCATTTGCCAAAATGGTTGCTGACGGTAAATTCAAGTCTGACGACTTCATGAACTTGGTTTATAAAGTTGGGGCAACGAGCAAGAGCACATTTGACCAATTTGGGAAAACTAGCGAAGGTGCCATTGCGCAACTGTCAGGTGGTTGGACATCAATCAAGGCTAAGATGGCAGCACCATTGCTTGATGTTAAGAATAGTGGCATGCAATCACTTGCTGGGATTTTGACATCATCTGTCGTTCAAAGCGCTGCTACTGCACTAGGTAAGGGACTGGCAGCTATTGCTAATTGGGCCAAGAATGTTCTGGACTATGTTTCGGTGCACAAAAAAGATGTTACCGATATTGGTAGTAGCTTGTGGAGCATCGCAAAAACTTTTGGATTAGCTATCTGGAAAACAATCTCATCTACCATAACTGGACTGGCCAAAGGATTTAATTCTTTAACTGGAAACTCACAAAAGTCTGCAAACCCACTGCATCAGGTAGCAGCAGCACTAAGCAATATCGCCAAGAACAAGAGTGGCATTCAGACAACAGCTAAGGTAATGCTGGCGATGTGGGCAGCAATGAAAATTGGCAAGGCGGCAATTTCCGGAATCAGTGCAGCCGCAGATCTTTATGCCAAGCGTGCCGACATCATGGCTGTTTCTCAGAAAGCATTAAATCTAGTAGTCAAAGCCTCACCATGGATTGCGCTTGCCACAGTCATCATCGCTGTGGGCGTGGCATTGGTTAATTTGTACAAGCACAACGCAAAGTTTAAAGCCTTCGTCGATGGCATTGTAAAATCTGTTCAGAACATGGCCAAAGGAATCGCAAAGTGGTTCGGTCAGTTGCCACAATTTTTCAACAACGCTATAAAGTCAGTCGTTAAGGGCTGGAATGGTTTTCTAAAGACCGTTAATGGTTGGGGCAAATCAATTGCATCTGTTTGGAATAAGATTTGGACGCCAATCGCAAAAGGCATGTCTGCTGTTTGGGCAGGCGTGGTCAAGGTCACTAAGGTCGGTCTGAATGTGCTCAAGATGGCGATTGTAATTCCAATTGCCCTAATCGTTGGTTTAGCCATCAAGGCATGGCAGAAAATTGAAAAGCCCTTCATGGCAGTGTGGAATGGCATTGCTAAATTCATTAAGCCTATCTTGAATGGCATCGGCAAGTTCATCACCAGTACATCCAAAACAGTGTCTAATGTGTGGAACAAATATTGGCAGGCCCTTGCCAAGTTCTACTCTGGCATTTGGAACACGATTGTTAAGGTTGGCTCGGCGGCTTTTAATGCGGTCCATAAGGGAATTAGTTCGTTCCTGTCAGCTGTCAATAAGGTGTGGACCGATTCATGGAACGCCATCTCTAAATTCTTCAGCAGCATTTGGAATGGTATGGTCAAGTTCTTTACGCCGATCATCAATGGCATTTCAAGCACAATAAGCAATGTGGTTAATGCCATCAAGAAGACGTGGAACACCGTGTGGGGTGCCATTTCTAAATTCTTTGGTGACACATGGAATGGCATGGTCAAGTTCTATTCACCAATCATTCACGGTATTTCAAGCACAATTGGTAGTGTCATTAACACAATCAAAAAGGTGTGGAAAGACGTTTGGGGTGATGTAGGATCATTCTTCGGCGGCATCTGGGACGGCATCAAAAAGGCAGCGGAAAGCGGCATCAACTTTGTGGTCAGAGTTATTCGTACTGGCTTGTCGGCAGTCAATGACGTTCTTGGATTCTTCGGGGTTAAAAAAGTTGGCTTACCACACTATGTACACTTTGCCCAAGGCGGTAAAGTCGGCGAGAATGGTACGCAATTGGCTATGGTCAATGATGACGGTAGCGAGCATTACAAAGAGCTGATTCACAAGAAGCGCACCGGTCAATGGCTTTATGCTGAAAAGCGTAATGCTATTCTTCCTCTTGAAAATGGCGACCATATTTACAATGGCAAAGAAAGTAAAGCCATTGCAGATATGTATGGCATTCCCGGCTTTGCACAAGGCGGCATCATCGGCAGTTTGTGGGATGGTGTGAAGAATGCATCATCTTGGGTCGCTGATAAGGCTGGCGATGTTGGTAAATGGATTGGCGATAAAGCAACTGCAATCACTGACTGGATTGCACATCCGATTAAGCACGTTACAGCACTGATTGAGAAGTCAATCAGCGGATTAATTAACTCAGCGCCAGTTAAAGCGTTTGGACAGCTCGGCGAGGGCATTTTCAAACATGCTTATAACGGCATTGCTCGCTGGATCAAGAAACATCTGGAAACTGTTCAAAAGTCAATGGAATCAAGCAGCGTTGCTGGCCAGCCAAAGCAAGCCCAAGCATGGTTACCTGTTGTTGAGCGGCTAATGAGGCAAATGGGCGCTAATCCGCCAAATGGTATTGCAAGCGAAGCCGCTGCGTTCGTGCGTGAAATTGCACGTGAATCAGGTGGCAATGCTTCAATTCGCCAGACAGTTTGGGATAAAAACATGGCTAATGGTGATCCAGCCGAAGGGTTGTTACAGTTCATTCCTAGCACGTTCATGACTTTCGCTGTACCCGGTCACACCAATATTTTGAACGGTGAAGACCAGATCATGGCGACCATTAATGCTTATATGCATAACGGGCAATGGGGCAACATTGGTACTGGCCGACAGATCAACTTCTTAGCCAATGGTGGATTAGTTAATCAGCCACTTTCAGCCATTATCGGAGAAGATGGCCCTGAAACAGTATTGCCGCTAGGCGCAGCTAAAGCAAGCCGTGCTTGGCAGCTGCTGGGGCAAGCGGTGAGCAACATCAATCAGAATTTGGGCGCTTCATCAACCAACAATGGCCAATTAGACAGCGATATCAGCGACAAACTAGACACACTCATCAGTTTGTTCGCGATTGTTGCCCAGAATAGCCAGAGTGATAACACGCCAGGGATTAGCAGCAACAGATTTGCTGATCAATTAGCCAAGATGTTAGCACCGAAAATGCAGCAGCAGCTAACTAATCAGAAATTAAGAGGAGGTGTAATTATTTGACAGCCATTGGCGGTATCACATGGAATGGGCAAAACAGCGCCGACCTAGGCCTAGCAATTACCTACGACAGCAGTCAGCTGGCTGGTGGGCTATTCTCATCGACGCTCACACAGATTGGCGGCCAGTCAGCGGCAGTTATCCAGGCCAACAACCGGTTTGATAACGTGTCCCAAGTGTTCAATTTAACGACCTATCGTCCAGTTCAGCAGTCTGATATTGCTCCGCTTCATCGAGCGGTTGAAGACTGGTTGTTTTCAGGCATCGATTTAAGCCGGTATCAAAGACTGGCGTTTGACGGTTACCCAGATTATTACTGGCGAGCCGTGCCAAGTGCCCTGACGCCGTTTGCGATTAACAAGGGGGTAATCACATTCTCGGTGACATTTAGCTGTTTGCCTTATGCCTATGAAACGGGAAGCGATAAATACCAACCAGTCAGCACCGGATCAGTAATTAACAACCCACGGCTGTATAGTGCGTTGCCACTATGGCATGTTAAGGGCACTGGCAATGGCAGCTTCGTGCTGAATGGCGTCACGTACAACTTCCTGGGGCTCAATGGCGACCTGTATGTTGATTCAGACACTGAAGAAGTTTACGACGCGGCTAACAACTATCAGCCTGGCATGGTACAGTTCGACAACTATGCGTTTCCAGTTCTCGCTACTGGCAAGAACACGTTTGGAACGATTACAAACATTACATTAGAGGTGATGCCAAGATGGCGGACAATGCTGTAAGATTTCCGCTGATTTTTGAACATAGCTCAGATGACCAATCCACCCTTGGAATGGGGTACGTGGAGCACGTGATCAGCTGCCAAGTGGAATCGGTGTATGATCAATTTCCGCAAATGACACTGATTTGTGAATACACGCAGTTTAACGCCGACCGCTTGCTGAAAGATAGGACTTTAATGGCCGATGTGGGCGATGGCTGGAACAAGCAGATGTTCCGCATCAATTCGGTCGAAAGTGATTGGTCAGACAATCAGCGCGAAATGACGATTATTGCTACTCATGTGGCGAGCGATTTGTCTGGTAACGTGCTGACCGCCGATGTAAGCACGGCCAATGCTAGTCCTAGCCAAGTATGGTCAATGGTAGCGTCAAATTTAGCCGAGCCAACTGATGTAACGGTCAACAGCAGCATTACCGATGTGGCCATCGTGAATTGGAATGCCACTCAAATTGACCAGCTGAGCAGCATTCTCTTCGGTCGAGACGCTAAAAGCCCAACCTTTACGTCTCTTTATGATGCCGAGTGGTGGTTTGATAATTACCAATGGACGTTCGAGCATCACGTCGGGCGAGATACAGGAATTGTTATCAAGTATGGCCAGCACCTGAAGTCACTGCAGAACCAAGACACAATCGCTGGTGTATATACTGCTGTTCGGCCAATAAGCAAATATACGCCCGGCCAGACGGCTGGAACCGGTGATGACAGTAATGTCATTGCATTAGACGGTACAGCACTGATTCAGTACGCTGGCACTGGCGGTCTACCAGTCTATGACACACCATTCAAGGGTCAAATAGCAACAGGCAAGACACTGACCAATGGTTCACGATTTAAGATTTTTAGCTATGCCAAAAATGGTACAGTCAATGACCACACTTGGTATAACCTGGGCGGTAAGCAGTGGGTAGACGGCAACTATCTCAGCTTTGACAAAGGACAAACAGGACAGTTCCCCAGCACCGTGGGTAACAAGGCCACAGGCAAGGGCACGATTGCAGCTGGTCTGGCTGACAAACCAGGGGTAATTTCTAAATATGATGGTGTAATTACAGTCAATTACGTAGGCCCCGGCAAGGTAGCCATTTGGAATAGTCCATGGGTTAGCCGTCATGTGACGGGCAGTTATATGGCTAATGGGTCAGCGTGGAATGCTTATGGCAAAGCCACCGACGAATCAGGCCAGACTTGGTACAATCTGGGCGGTAATCAATGGGTCAGTGCTCAATATGTCGCGCTGGACAAAGCTAAAGACTATGCCTACCAAAAAGTACGTGGGATCGGCACAGCCAAGGTCGATAAAGGCAAGATTGCGTTGTGGAACCGGCCCAGCTTTAACGGCTCGATTGTCCGCATGATTAGTTCCGGCACTCGCTGGCAAATTTACGGTGAAGCATCTGGCGAAAACAACAACACATGGTATGACCTTGGTCGCAGCCAATGGATCGATGGTCAATACATGGATTTTTCGGCTGCCAACGCTGTAGAACCAAAGCCAGTAGGTGGCGACAGCAGCAGTAGTGACACGAGTAGCGACACATCCGACACAGTATGGAGTTACAATTCTCCGGGCGTGTGGAATACTCGTGTTAAGCAGTACACCACAGGCAATCAGGTCACGATTTATGGACAAGGTAGTGGCGGCGGTGCCACTTGGTACAACATCGGCCATAACGAATGGATTCAGGCGGATTATCTGACGTTTGGCAATAACACCGATGTTGATCCAAGTGGGTCCGCTGATGACATGACTGCCGAAGCCACCGAAGTCACGGTAACCCTGCCAGAAAAATACATTGCCGTACCGATGCCAAATGGTCAGCAGTATGAGCATCAGCGCATCGTCAATTTCGACGCAAGCCAGTACGGTATTACCACGGTGGACGATTTGCGATCCATTACACAGGCGTATATCCGGGACAATAACATTGGCAAACCACAAATCACGCTGACCATCGATTATGATGAGCTGCAAGGGCATTACAGCAATCTGGCAAGCGTCCGGCTGTATGACACAGTGACGGTATTTCTGCCTGAAATTGGATTAAACATCAAGGCCGAAGTCACTAATGTTATTTATGACACACTCTTGCAGCAGAACACCCAGGTGACCATTGGTAATCGTCCGCTAACAACGACAGATGATCTGGCGGCATGGGTCAAGAAGGCGGAAGACAAGGCTAGCACGGCGGCTCAGAAAAACAGTAAAGCCATGGATGACATGGACTTGGCTTGGAAAAGAGCGATCGACACGACCAATGCAGCGTTTAAGGCCGGTGATGCCAAGACTGCTGAGCAGCAGACAGAATGGGAAAACCAATTCAAGGAGACTATCGATCAAGACATCAACAGTTTCAAAGATTATGTTGGTGGGCAAGTCCAAAGCGCCAATGAATTAGCCAGCATCGTGCACTACAACAACAACGACGTCACTTTTTACAACGGCAGCGGCACACAAGTTGGTAGCCTAGGCGCTGGCGGTCTGGTTTATACCGACCCTAGCACGGGCAAGACGACTTCTGTTGTTGATGCTAATGGCAACATCGGAGCTAATTACATTGTCGGCAATTCGATCACGGGTACTGTGATTCACGGCGCAGAAATTGACGGCGGCACGATAGACGGAGTTGATTTTATTAGGAGCAAAAGTGGAGGCAGTTACGCTGTGATGTCTTATGCCAATGGATTTTCTATTAGCAATGGGTCAGGGACCAGCGCCCTAGGACCGACCTCATTAACAATTCAAGGAGAATCACTGCAGCTGATTGATGTCAAGAACTTACACTATTTACTACAAAAGAATGGGATGGATCATGGATAACACGATGAGTTATGCAACGCGTACGCTGGCTAATCACATGGCTGGCATGGCGGCACAGATTGGCATTCTTCAGCAGAAAGTAGACGAGTTGAGCCAAGCCAACCAGATTCTGAAGGACCAGCTCAAGCAGAAAGAAGGTAATGTGAATGACGCTGCCAAACCTGACACTGACAATGGACAAGCGAACGAACAGCCAGCAGACGCTGCACCTGCGGCAAAGTGAGCGTGGTCTGAGTTTAACTGCTCAGCTGCTTGACTATGATGGTACGCCTTATGATTTGACTGGTATGCTGGTCAGATTCAAGGATGCTAAAGCCGGCGGGAAATCGGTATCTGATGACAATGTGACCGTTTCGACTGACCCGAAAACAGGTGTCATCACGTATCCAATTCACAGCCAAGTGTTTGCCGCAAACGGGATCGGCTGGTTTGAAATTTACAGCGATGCCGTGACGTTGATTGACAGCACACAGAACATCAAAATTGTGGTTGAAAAGGATATTCCTGCCGCAATCGATAACAGCGACTACATCAGCGGATTGTCTGGCCTTAAGGCTCAGCTGCAAGGCATCATCAATAGTGCCCAGCAGACACTAGATAATGCAGTTTCAGGCGCCAACACCGCTGCTAGTAATGCAAATCAAGCAGCGCAAGCAGCACAAGCATTGGCTAACGACATTCCTAATAATCCTAAGTATCGTGGGCCACAAGGAATTAAAGGCGACAAAGGGGACAAAGGCGACAAGGGTGATACTGGTGATACTGGCCCGGTTGGACCCGTTGGCCCTGTTGGCCCTGTTGGACCGGCTGGGAAAGACGGCAAAGACGGTACAGGCATACAAATCAAGGGTTCTGCTGATTCTGTCGATAAGCTGCCGACCACAGGTTACACAGCCGGAGACACCTATCTAGTAGCCGGCCACCTTTATATTTGGAAAGGCAATAGCTGGGCCGATGCTGGCGAATTACAAGGGCCGCAAGGAATTAAAGGCAATGATGGCGATACTGGTGCACAAGGACCTGTTGGTGCACAAGGCCCGCAAGGCCCCGCTGGTCCAAAAGGAGACAAAGGCGACACTGGCCCACAAGGAATTAAAGGTGATACTGGTCCAACTGGCCCACAGGGTCCACAAGGTCTGCAAGGACTAACTGGTCCAACTGGCCCAGCTGGCAAGGATGGCACGACACCAGATTTAACGCCATATCTCAAGACCGCTGACGCCGACAAAAAATACCAGACTGCGACGCAGGTGCAAGCAGTCGTGGATGCCAAGATTGTGTCTGTGGCTGATGATGCGACAGCCACCAGAAGCTCAGCTACAAATACTACTGCCCTCTATCTTGTTACGGAGGCGAGCTAAATAATGCCAATTTATTATGGTGGTAAAAAAGTCAAGTCGCTGTATTTTGGTGGCAAGAAGATTGCTAGTGCTTGGTATGGCGGAAAATGTGTGTACCAGGCATTAACGTTTTTACCCAACCCAACACAAGTGTGGCAGTGGCAGGCGCCAAGCGCTGTGCAATCGGTAGCTGTAGACAGCCAATTTAATGTTTATGCTAGCGATTACAGTAATAACGTTACCAAGCTGGACAGCACAGGCAAGCAAGTGTGGCAGTGGCAGGCGCCGGACATTGTGCGATCGGTCGCAGTAGACAGCGAATTTAATGTTTATTCCGGTGATTGGAGTAATTATGTTACCAAGCTAGACAGCACCGGTAAGCAACTGTGGCAGTGGACGGAACCGGCCGGTGTGGGCTCGGTGGCTGTAGATAACCAGTTAAACGTTTACGTTGGTGGTTATGGGCCTACCATTGTCACCAAGCTGGACAGCACAGGCAAGCAAGTGTGGCAGTGGCAGGCGCCAAGCGGTGTGCAATCGGTAGCTGTAGACAGCAAATTCAACGTTTATGCAGGTGATAGCAATTTCCATAGCAGCGGTGCCTGTGTTACCAAGCTGGACAGCAATGGCAATCAATTGTGGCAGTGGCAGTCCTCGGGCTCTGTGTTATCGGTCGCAGTAGACAGCAAATTTAATGTTTACGCTGGTGATGGCGATGGCGGCGTTACCAAGCTGGACAGCACAGGCAAGCAAGTGTGGC